TTATTTTGTGTTGGCTTTTATGTGTTCGATCACTCTTTTCCAGGAATCAATACCGCAGGTTCCACTTACCTTTACGCCTGTGTTTTTCTGGAAAACTTTCAGGGATGTTTCTGTATCGTCTCCGAAATTGCCATCCACAGTAACACCAAGTACAGACTGCAGCACAGAAACTGCAACGCCGGAATTCCCTTTCCGGATGATTGGAAGCTGGGTCTCAAACTTTCCCGTCAGAACTACTGCCTTTTTTGAAGTCTGTACCGGATACACTGCTTTTCCGTTCCAGTCATAGATGGTGTATCCCTGTTTCCACTCTTTCTTTGCATTCTCAAGGCTCTTGTATGCTCCGATCTGGCTCTTGCTATCAGCCCAGGACTTTCTTGTGCGATAGTACTTATCTACCGTCGGTGTGGCGGTCTTAGCTCCGATCAGCTGCTTGAACCGGTTCCAGTCACCTTTTGCTCGAATTGCTGACGGGCAGTTCTTTGCACATACATCATAATGCTGCACAACTCTGTCTGCCGGGATTCCCAGCTGTTTCATAAGCTGTTTGCACACCTGGACTGTATTCTGGAAAGCTTTCTCATAGTTATAGCCTGCCTGGACGCACATCTCGATCCCTACTGAATTTCTGTTGTTGACAGTACCAAACAGTCGACCACCGTAGTTAACCCCTACGTGCCATGCGCCACGGTTATATGGAAGCGCCTGATACGCCTCTGTGTCATCCACATATACATGTGCGGAATAGCCTTTAAAGTTGCCATCATGCTGAGCCTTAGCATGCGCTTTCGCATTTGCACCCTTGGCATAGTTATCTGTGTTGTGAATTACGATATATGCCGGTGTCTGGCCTGCATAGCTGTTATTGTTACTGATAAGACTTGTGTTGATATTCATGGTTGTACTCTCCTTTTCTGTTTTTGATGTCTTATTTGATGCCTTAATGGATAATATGCTATTCAGAATATTAATGATCTTCTGGCCGTAATTCCGGCCGGATGCCCACCCCTGACCTTTTGGATTCTCCTGAATGCCCAGATGCTCCACGTGCTCTGCACAGCCTCTGTTGACGTATGTATAGCGCGGATCCACGCAACGATTCTTTAGCCGGCCTGTGGATGCGTAGGCCTGCAGGTGCTGGATCTGCGCCCGGATGCCCTCTGCCGGGGTCTTGAAGCTGCTGCCTTTCATTCCGGTTTTTGTAACACCCAGGCCGCAGAAGTTATTCTGGCTCAGAGTTACCGCAGTTCCGGAGAACGTAAAGTTTCCGGTTTCCAGGCAGGACTGAGCAAAAGCTATATCTCCTCTTACTCCTTCCTGTGTTCCCTCTGTAATATAAAGTGGAATCATCTTGATGACCGAATCGGACACCTTTGGATTCGCTCTTTTGATGTATGCCTGCATCTGTGTTACGGATGCCTGGGCCTTTCCCATTATCTTTAACATGTGCTTCTTCCTTTCTGAATGAGAAAAGAGGACGATCATTCGCCCTCTTCTGCCTCTACTTCCGGAATACCCGCTACGCTGGTAAGAATACTTACCACTCCGGCCACAACTGCTGCCGATGCTACCATCTTCCAGTCTACTGCCGAGATAACACTTCCAGCACCGATCACGCTGACTGCGGTCTGCGCCATAGTCTTGACGGCTCTGATGCCCGCTTTTTTCAGCCATTTCATAGTGTCAACACTTGGTTTAAAAACACAATTCTTAAACATGTCCATTCTCCTTTTCTTCTAAATCTGAAATCCGGTGGTTCGCTACTTTGATCTGTTCCTCCTGAACAACTGCTTTCTGTTCCAGGGAATAGGTTCTCTCCACTACATTGTTGTGTTTGTCTACCCTTTTTGTGAGTTCTTCGAGTTTGTATTCCATCAATGCGCGCGTCTTTTCGTTCTGACTGTGATTGCTGATTAAGCATACCAGAAGAGTTACCGCTGCACTGATGCATGATGAGATGATTGTTTCCACTCTTTCTTCCTTTCTCCGGCTGTTGCGCCGGCGCAATTTTCTGTAAAATAAAAGAGCCTCTCGGCTCGGCTCTGATTTTCATGTATGTTTTCTCCTACTCTGTGAGGTGCGTATCTTCGATGTACTTTTTGATCTCACTGATATGAGTTTTCAGCTCTTTGTTGAGCACCAGAAAGTTTTTCTTGTTATTCTGGCTGATGATTGTTCCATCCTCTCCAACCTCTGAATACGTGAACGAGATTCTTTCTCCCTCTCCAGTGTTCAGTGCGATAAAGCTTGTTAATACTTTCATATTTCCTCTCTTTCTTCGATGAGCTTTTCTGTTTCTGCTATATACTCATCGTCATATGCTATATTCCTGAATCCTACTACTCTGTCCTCGCCTTCATACCGGTTGTACTCATAACCTTTCTGTTTTGCTTTCAGCTCCCAGAAAAATTTAAGGCCCGGCGTACCGGTTACTATGAAGTAATCCGGGGAGCATTCTGAAACATACAGATCTCCTTCTCCGCGCTTCTGCAAAAAAACATAGTACTGCATTTCTGTGTTGATCATCTCTTTCAGAATGTCTTCGATATCGACGTAACACTTTCCATCTGCGGCTATCTCTCCTGATCCGATATCTCCAAAGTACGGTGTCGGGGTTTCGTAGCAATAGACGCCTTTTTCTCCGTAGTTTTCCGTTTCTCTGACCGCCTGTTTAGTTCCGGCAACCTTGAGTCCAGCTGCCACATACAAAATTCCGTATATGTTTGTATATCCTAGGGAATGATGATTTCCGCTGGAAAAATCACCACTCTCTACATCCGCATCCGATATCAGATCTAAGCATTTCCAGCTACTAGTCCTAAGACCTTTTATGCCAAATGTCATATAATCAGATGTTCCAGGGCCCTTTCGAAAAGTAAGACGTTTGTCCCGAGACGAGAAATATGTGTCGTAATAAGTCTGTCCGATGCCACTTTCAGGTTTTGTAGTACTCTGATGTGATATTGTATCTGCTGAGATCTTGAATCCGGCTATGCTCGCTTTCAAAGAGTACAGATCATCTACTTTAATTTTTTCTGCAGTTACACTATCAGCTGCAAGTGCGGCCGTGGTTATAGACTTTGACTTAATGTAGGTTCCATTCCAGTAGAGCTTGCCGTCGGTCATGTACATACCCTGGATGTTCCCGTTGTTAGTTAACAAATTGAATATATCCTCGGAAGAGTATCCGTGTCGCACGTCTGGCCGGTAAATGTAGATAGTTCCATCGCCGGTACTGATCGAGTTGCTGCCGCCGAATATAATCAAACTTCCGGATGCTGCGATGCTCGTGATATCTTTTATGAAAGAAAACTTCTTCCAGGATGTTGTCAGACCGATGCTTTCGCTGACCTTGTTAAAGGAGAATGTTACTGTCTGCGCTTTTGATGCTTTTGCCCAGAACGTTACTGTATATCGGCCTGTCGCGTTGATTATCGTGTTTTCATTCCTTTTTGACGCCAGATAGCAATTCGCTGCATCCGCAACGATAGCCACTGCATTTTTCCCACCATCCGGATCATTCTGTCCCGACTTGATTGTCCCAGCCGTGTTCCAGTATGCTTTAATGTTATCGTCGGAGAATCTGTATCCTTTGACGAGATTTCCTCCGGATGCTTCCAGCTTTCCGATTTCCGCCAGCGTATACGTCCGTGTATAGTCCTGTGAGTCTTTGAGAACCAGTACATCACAGTCATCCGCATGTTTTTTTGCATCTGACAATGCCGCGATACTATAGTTTTTGATAGTATCCATAGCATCGTTAGATATATCCGTGATACTGATGTTGCCCTGCAGGTCTATGATGTTTGCACGGATCTTGATCTGTTCTGCCGACTGATTGATCTGACTGATCAGTGATGCTTTGTCAGCCTTTTTTGTCCATTCCGCGCTCTTTGTAACTGTAGATACTATTGCGCTGTCGGTTATTTTCAATGACGCTTCTTCTTTCCAACTTTTCAGCTTCCCCACAACGTCCTGCGTAGCGTATGTCTGCGATACCGACAGTGATAATGCATCTATTTTTTCCTGTATAACAGTATTCATTGTTGTCGTGGTGCTATAGTCATTTTTCAGGCTCGTATTCACCTGCGTCAGGTTTGCAGAAAATCCATCAACGGCGGATTTGTACTCCGCTACTTTTGAATTCATTTCTGTATACTGGCCACTTACTGAATCGTATTTCGATGATATATCTGTATAGGTCTGCTCCAGTCCATCTACAGCAAGCTTCACATCCGCAAGTTTGCTATACATAGTAACCTTGCTGTTCTGCAGTTCGAGGATTTCGCTCTCGCTGATCAGAGCTTCAATCTTGCCTTTGACAACAGAAAAATTTGTCTCATTTGCCTGGAAGCGCTTTAATATCGCGTCCGGTGCAAAAATATTCACTTCTTTCTGAAATCTCATTTTTTCTCACCTCCTTTCTGTGAGATTAAATAGTAACCGTGTTGCTGTTTACATTGGAAAAATAACAACAAGTAAAACAGGCGAAATTGCAACAAATAATTTTATCAAGGGATCGTCTATAAAAAATATTATTGCCGTAAAAATATTTGATTCTGCCGGGAGTAGAAATGTACACACCGAACTATATTCGTACAAAACGTATGCTTTTGTCGTGGCAAAAAACGATGTTGGTGATCGATTGGTAAATACAGAACTCGATATTGTCGCGTTCTACATAAAATAGTAATGTCTTCATTGATATTCGAAATCTTTCAACATTTTCTGTAAATATTGAGCTTAATACTTACACCTATGCATCGTTTCTCATGTACGGAGCGACTTCACGATATAATGGATTTATGTACATTGTCTTTGTTGATGTTGCATCGGAAAAACGGACAGTAAATTTTATTAAAATTGCAGACTTTGTGGCAAAAAGGACTTTTTCGGGTACATACAGTGATGACACATCTACATTGACGATAAGCGCCAGCGAAACCATATGGGGAGGCATTAAGATGCTGATGCTTAAATAGTAACCGGCTCAGAGAGCGTAACTGGCGTGCGTATGACGATATTATCAGTGCCATGAACGCTGAGAAAGAAGCTATTATGATACAAGGTTCAAGCGTCTTTGCGGCAACAACGAATGGAGGACACCCATATATGATCATATTGTCCGTTCCAGAATCAAGAGATGCCATTGGCGTATATGTTGACTATTTTAAGCCGACCGTCACTGCATTTCGGTACAAAAATGATTCGTTCGAGATTATCATATAAAAAGAAATTTTCCTCTTCCCATTTTGTATAATATCGTCTCTCTGAACATCTTCTTAATCCTCATTTCCTTTTTGTAGTTTTTTAGGTACGACAAAAAGGCTGCCATTTCTGCCAGCTTCAAAAAATTATATTATTTATTTAGAACAATTCAGGCTATATACCGTCTGAATGATGCTCGGACGTTTTCTTCACTTACCGTCACATACATCATAGTCGTGTCTGGCTTCTGGTGTCCGGCATACATCTGGATTTCCTGAAGTGGTATGCCTCGGTTTCCGGCGTCCGTCAGTAATGTGCGACGGAATTTATGCGGATGTGCATGGATTTCCGTCTTCTGGCCAAGTGTTCGTAGCATGGACTGGATTGCCTGCTTTCCTAGGCGGGTGTGTGGCCGCTTATTGCTCACGAACAAGGCCGGGTTTGTATCATCTCTGGATAACAGATACTTATGCAGATGATATGCACAATCATCCGTCAGGTATACTCTTCTCTCCTTCTTTCCCTTTTCTCCGTATATAATCACTTCCTTATTAGCCCAATTTATGTCTTTCCGGTTCAGTCTCACAACCTCCCCAATTCTGGCCGCTGTACTGTACAGGAACGCCATGATTGCTATGTCTCGCTGGCACTCCGCGTTACAGCGCAGATGCTCCATTTCAGCTTGTGTAAAGGGTTTCTTAATCATTCTTGGTACCTTAATCTTCTTAAGGCGCCTCATAGGATTGCGGCTAATATACCCCTCATCCGATATCCATGCAAAAAAGCTACTTAGGTACCGTCTGATCGTATCCATATAGCTCATAGAGATCTTCCTCTGTTCCTGATACATTGCAAGATAGTATCGAATGTCATTCGTTGTGATATCCTGTAGCCGCTTATTCAGAGCCGTGACAAGCTTAACTACACAGTCATTATATCTTTCCAGTGTTCCTGGACTGCAGTTCTCGATTCTTTTCGAAGCAATGAAGGTCCTAAGAATCTTCTGCCAGTGAATTTCTGACGTTACTAGCTGCGTACACTCCTCCTGCACCTCAATCCCGTGGAATTCTATCGCCAAGACGTTCTCCAAGTGCTGCAACTGTTCGTTCGAAAGTATATCCTGCATCCTCTCCATTATCCTCGATTGTATCATTTCGATTTTTGTCAAAAAAGTGCACCTCCTATGGCTTTATTTTACCTTTATTTTGCCACAAGAAGTGCTCTGTTCACAAACCAATTAAATGGGAAGACGGAAATTATTTAATAAGTTTGGCACTTACACTTACTTCCAACTACCAGAATCTTGTCACCAACGACAAGAGCCATATGTATATATCTTGTGAATTGTCCGATAACTACTCCACCGAACATATAATCATTGTTATTTACTGTTACTGAATAGCCATACTGTAGGAACACTTCGCCGCTCTCTGTGCGTCTGCTCCAGGCAAACCATGCAGCCGGATATTCTTTTGTAACATCCTTGCCAGCTTTATATAGAACCGCTGATATCGTAGTAGTTCCGTCGCCATTGTCCTGATACTTCGCATTGTATAGGAGTGTTCCATCTGTAACACCATGCAGATCAGTTATGGTTTGAGATAGTTCTGTTTCAAACCCTTTGATACTGCTCTGGATATTAGCCACCTCCTGAGATGTCGTTTCAATTGCGCTCTTAGCTTCCTGTGCCTTCTTGTCTGCTGCGGCTATATCTTTTGCAAGACCTGCAGCATCTGATATGATCGATACGTGATATCCACCGGTGTCTCCCCGAACACCTTGACCATGATCCCTTTTGATTCTTCATAAAACATCAAGTACACGGTGCCTTTCCGGTAACTCCTGCTGCCGGACGGGCTGATCATCTCTGCCAGGTCTTTTGGCTCCATGATTGAGCTATACACTGCATTAATGATCTCTTTATTCTCCCTGCAAAACTCCTGTATCGTTGCTTTCAGCTTTTCTTCCGGGCTTTTTGCATCTTTCCAGTCAAGCAGCCGGGCCGGATCTGATTCATTTTCTTTTTCAAACCTCTGGAATTCTCTGATATCCTCCCTTTTTACTTCCGGCGTGAACATCTGCCGATCTGTTTCCTGTACCTGTAGGAGTTCGGTCAGCTGTGAGAACTTAAATTCCCGGTACTGTTCTTTCAGTTCCGGTGTGTCCCCGTCTGCAGAATATGTTTCATATACGTTCATAAAACGGCTGACACCGGTCCTGTTCATCCCATATTCTGCTGCCGCAAATTCGGCTATGCTGCTGTATCCGTCATTTTTATAAGCACCTGACCGGTCGATTCTGGTCAGCTGCCATCCGATCCGGACAAAACTCTTTACGATACCTCCAAGATTATTTTTGATGTCGTTTTTGCTCTGGATGTATTCATCCATGCTCAGCTGTACATATTCCATGCTTTCCTCCTTATGCGGTCACTGACTTTATCTGATATTTTTCTTTTAATGCTTTTATGTATCTTCTCAGATGCTTTTCTATCCTGATTTCATCCGGCTTTGTATCCCGGATCCCATACCACTGCTGGATCTTTGTCCCACAGATCTCTATTGTGATATACGGTGTTTCCGGCGCTGACTTCGAACGCAGGAAAAGAATCGTGCTCCGGCCGGTGTTATGCTTATTCAGATAACTGTCTCCACCGACACAATGTATTGATTTTTGTGTTTATAAAATTTTCACTACTTTGTCGAACGCTTTTTCTTGCAGTTTCGACGGTGCGCTCCTATTCTGTATATACAGGGCACTGCCATGCCTGAGTAAAATGAAAGGAGCGATTTCTATGGAAAAAATCACAACCAATGATCTTCGCGAACATCTTGACCATTATTCCGCAGAGTTTCAAAAAATGATCAATGATCCTTCTATTCCACCTGAATATCAGAGTCTTTTTGACACTCTTTCCAGGAATTGTCACTATATGTTCTCTGAAATTATTGATTATCTAAATCAGGCCGAATAGCATCTGATTCTTTTTCTGTACCGCCTACCTCAAATTCAATTTTTGTTGGCATGTGGTACAGAATCTTTCCAGCTTCATCAATCAGCTTTTTTGCTTTTTCCAGATCCTGTAGCACTTCTGTTTTTCCTTTTATATTAATCAGCATTTTCAACTCGCCTCCTTCTGATCTGACAAAAGATATTCCATGGTTACTCCAAGATAATCTGCTACTTTCTGTACTTTCCAAACACTTGGCTCGCATTCATTCCATTTACAGATGCTTGAGTTTGAAAAGCCCAGTTCTCGCTCTACCTGTTTAATAGAAATGTTCTTCTTTTCACAGATAGTTCGGATGTTATCGTAAATCACGTTTCTCCTCCTTTCTAAGATGAAAATATTCTACTTTTATATTGACTTAATGTAGAAAATATTCTATAATCAAGATAATCACAAATTAATTACAAACTATTTTCTACATTCTCTTTATTTCGTAGAAGATTTTCTACGTTATATTTGCATTATATAGCTGATTTTCTACGTTGTCAATAGAATTGTAGAACTTTTTCTACTTTTTTTAAGGAGGAATCATGTCTACATACGAAACCATTAAAACATTGTGTAAAGAAAGGGGTATTGCTGTTACAGCCTTAGAAAAAGAGCTTGGGTTTGGACGTGGATCTATTGGAAAACTTCGTAATAGCCAAACATCGGCTGAACGACTCCAGAAAATTGCTGATTACTTTAATGTTACAGTAGATTATTTGGTAAACGGTTCAGATGCCTCTTCTCTTACTCCAAAAGACAACCGTGACATCGCCAAAGACCTGGACAACATCATGGAGAAACTCACTGCCGGTGAGGACGGCCCTGCCAGTTACAACGGTGAAGAACTCAGCCCAGATGCCGCAGAGCTGTTCCGGGATGAGTTAGAGATTGCCCTGAAGCGATTGAAGATCATCAACAAAGAAAAATACACGCCAAAGAAATATAAGAAGTAGAATTGCGCAAAATTTGGAGGAACTTACTATGGGACTTTATGAAAACGTAAAGGAAGCCGCCAAAGCAAAGGGATATTCTATAAACAGACTGGAAAAAGAACTCGGATTTGCAAGAAGTTACATAAGTAAATTCAAAAACATAACGCCCAGTGCTGACAAAATCCAAAAGATTGCAGATTTCCTTGACGTAACATCTGAATTTCTACTGAATGGAAAAGAAAGCAGTTCTGAATCCGTTCTTACTTCAAAAGACAACCGTGACATCGCCAAAGATCTGGACAACATTATGGAAAAACTCACTGCCGGTGAGGATGGCCCTGCCAGCTACAATGGAGAAGAACTCAGTCCAGATGCCGCAGAGCTGTTCCGGGATGAGTTGGAAATTGCTTTGAAGCGATTAAAGATTATCAACAAAGAGAAATACACACCAAAGAAATACAAGAAGTAGGTGAGATGCTTGACTCGTGACATCAAAAAGATTGTTTCGTATTACAAAAGAAAAACAGGAACCGCAGATCCTTTCGCCATTGCCGATCAGCTTGGTATTCTCTACCAGATCTGCAATCTACAATTTGAAGGATGCTACATGTTCCTGAAAAATCACCGCTACATATTTATCAATGAAAATCTTCCGGAACACGAACAACGTCTGGTCATGGCTCATGAGCTTGGTCATGCTCTCCTGCACCGGAAAGAAAACTGTTATTTTATTAGAAATAAAACGCTTTTATTAAATTCAAAGAAGGAAATCGAAGCGAATAAGTTTGCTATGGAGCTACTGCTGCCGGATTCATTCTTAGATGAATACAGAGACTTTACTATTGATCAAATTTCCAGAATGACTGGATATGAACAAAAATTAATCCAACTTCGCATTGAAAATTAGTATTTATTGGAGAATATTATGGAAAAGAACGTATTAGATAAGATTGTTGATAGTAAGAAACTTCCTGTTTTGTTTATAGGGTCTGGAATATCCAAAAGATATTTATTTAATTAGGTGCCTATATAGAAAAACATAATTCTATTGACCTAATTATTACTAAAAAAATTCAAAAATCATTAAAGAATGTTCCAACCATTAATAATTTTAATGATCTTTTAGCTGAAATAGATAATGTAACAGGTCTTAATAAAAAAGCCGGACTATTATTAAAAAATATTACTTCTTTTAATATTTCAAAGATACGAGAAATATGTAAACGCTTATATTCCTCTGATAAAGAAGAAATTAAAACCTCTACTCATTTCAAAAGATGTGTTATGTATATTGATTTAATGGAAAATTATCTCTAAGCAACAGAAAAAGTCAGTAAACCTTTTCTGGTAAACACCAAAAACATTACTGACTTTTTCTAAATAATTATTCAGAACACTTGAGGTTCTGTGTTCTACTTAATCAACTGTCAACAAAAGGATAAATCCTTTTTTTCTCTTGACAATCTGAATAATACTCTTTTTATATCGATTTGTCAAGAAATTTCCGTCGACAAAAACCGGCTCCTGCGCCAACAGGAACCGGCATGTAGCTTCCGAAGATGCTACTCATTTCGCAAAAATATTGTATCATCTTCGGAACGGCTGCACAATCAGAACGTTTGTGTGGTCGTTATTTTTGTACCCATTTTTACATAATTTTAACCGAGGTGATAAAATGCAAAAAAGAATGGCTGCTTTATATGTCCGTGTTTCCACGGAGGATCAGGCAGAATTGTCTCCGGATGCTCAAAAAAGATTGTTGCTGGAATACGCAAAGAAGAACGATCTCATAACCTGTGAAGAATTTATTTTCTGCGAGAGTGTTTCCGGCCGTCACGCCCAAAAACGTCCAGAGTTTCAGAAAATGATTGCAATGGCAAAACAATCCTCTCATCCCTTTGATGTGATACTGGTATGGAAATTCTCTAGGTTTGCTAGAAACCAGGAAGAATCCATCGTATATAAAAGTATGCTCAAGAAAGATGATGTGGAAGTTATCAGTATCTCTGAACCGCTCGTAGACGGTCCGTTTGGTTCTCTTATCGAACGTATTATCGAATGGATGGATGAATATTATTCCATACGGCTCTCCGGTGAGGTAAAGCGTGGCATGAAAGAGAAAGCTTTGCGCCATGGTTATCAGAGTACTCCTCCTCTTGGTTATAAGGCGGTCGGCGGTGGAAAACCATTCGTGATTGACGAAGCCAGCTACGCTATTGTATCTTACGCTATGAATTTATACGATTGCGAAAACATGGATGAAACCGCTATAGCAAGGAAGTGCAATGATCTAGGATATCGCACTAAGCGTGGAAACCTCTTTGAACGAAGAAGTATTGACCGTATTTTACGAAATCCTTTTTACTGTGGGACAGTCACATGGAATGGAATGGAGTTTGAAGGTTCTCATGAGGTCAGAATCTCGAAAGAACGTTTTCAAGAGCGTCAAAAGCTGATCCAGGCCAGGATGCGCCCAGCTAAGTCCCGTAGCGTATCCACATGTAGACACTGGTTGTCTGGGCTTTTAAAATGTTCAATCTGTGGTGCCACTCTTGCCTATACCGGTGGCGGCAAAGATGGCTATCATTATTTCAACTGCTGGCAATATGCAAAGGGCTATCACAGAGGCACTTCTTCTATTCCGGTAAAAAAGGCTGAAGAAGCTGTTATTGAATATTTTGACAAGATTCTTGAAGGTGCTGACTTTTCTTATGTCCGGAAAAGTAATTGTTCTGTCAATAATGAAGTTACAGTTGATCAGATTCACAAAGAGTTATCCCGGATAGATATGAAAAGTAAACGAATCCATGATGCTTATGAAAGTGGAATTGACTCTCTTCAGGAATACAAAGAAAATAAAGAACGTCTGAATGATGATCGATCAAAGTTAGAGTTTGAACTTCACAACCTACTGCACAAGAAAAAAGAAAAGTTTACAGATAAATCAGAGGTGTTGAAAGAGATTAAATCTGTGAATGACGTACTCAAGGATCCGGATGTTGGATATGAAGAAAAAGGCATGCTTATCCGGACTATTGTTGATCAAATCGTCTGGGATAAAGAAAATAACAAGATGTATTTTGATATTATTGTACATTGA